ATGAGATCGAACAGACGCTCGGCTTCGTTGATGTCCGCGTAGGAGTTCAGGGCGTTGCCGTGAATGTTGCGCGGGACAATCGCGGGGGCTCCAATGGCAGCGGCGTTGTAGGTGTTGTACGCCGTGCCGTTGTAGTTGTAGTTATTGGCAATGCCGAGAACTACATTCCAGATCCGCTTGTCCTTGTTGGCGCCGAGCCATTCGCCGACGCGGGACGCCTGGCGGAGGATCTCGCCGCTTTGCCCGGTGAAGAAGAGGGCTTCTTTCGTCAGTCCGACGATGAGGCCGCGTTTCTCGTTGTCGCCGAAGTCCTGATAGTTCGCACCCAGGTCTTGAGCGGGGTACGGCATCCCTTCCTTGACGATTTCGCCTTCGTCGCCGATGGCCGAAATGCCGGGGCGTCGCTCGTGACGGATGCGAACATTCGTCTCCAGGTCGATCAGGCTTGCCGCCGCGTTGGCTTCGAGCATGAACGCCTCGATGAGCTTCGCCGAGATGACGCGCTGCGTGATGTCGAGAAACGCGGTGCTGTCCACGGCGTCCGCCGCTTCGAGGATCTTCGTGGCGTCGGCGTTCTGGGCACCGGGCCGGCAGGCTTGGCGGAACTCGCGACCCAGGAGGGCCTCGCCGAGTTCGCAGAAATCCACGTCTTCCGGTCGCAGTTCCTTGCTCTCGAGGGCCTCGGAGATGTGCTCGCCCATTTTGGGGGCACCCATCGTCCGGGTCATCTGGGCGAGGTCGCGGTATTTGATAGATCGCATAAGGATCACCTTCCTTTCTTACTCGCCAGAGCTACTGGAGCCAGAGCAGGTCTCACCGTCCACTCCGCCGTGCATCACTTCCGAGACAAGCTCGACGTAGACGCGGGTGTTGGCGACTGCTTCACGTTTTGCCACACGGCCAATTGCTTGGTCGTCCACGGTGACGCGGCAGACTTGCTGGTCGAGGAGACCGGTGCCTGCGGCATCGACGGCGGGAGCGACGAGGTCGCCGACTTCCCACGCCTGAGATGAGCAGGGGTACTCGTGCACGCCTGCGGTGTTGAACCGAAGTTCGGTGTCGTCTGCCGGGTCGTGATTGGCCCGGTGCTGCTGGGAAGCGTGTCCCAGGAATCGGCAAGCGAAATACCGGCGGGTTTCCGCCAGCGTGCCTTGCCACGGGATGAGGGAGGCGGGGCGTGCGTCGCCAGCCGTTGACACAGCCTGTTCCGGGTGTGCCCCCTCCATGTAGCAGAGATCACCAATCTCGACCGCCGTGCCTTCGTTGCACACCGCGATCACCGGTTTGGTGTCCCCGTACTTCCAGCGATTCTTGTTCGCCATGGGGTGTTACTCCGTGATTCGTTTGATGACCTGCTTGGTGTCGAGTTCGTTCTCGTCGCCTTCGCTCAGGTCCTGGTCTTTGCTCTTGGGTTTGCCCTTCGGGGGAGTGGCGAGTCCCGCCATTTCCTTCCGATCCTCGATCAGCGCGACGCGGGTTTCGTCGTCGGCGTGGAGGAGTTGGTTGGTGAACGTCTCGGTGACGAGCACCTCGGGGAGTTTGGCGTCTTCGATCAACGTGTTGACCTTCGACTTTTCGCCCTCGAGTTTCTCCTTCGCCTTGTAGGCGTCGAGTTCCTCGATGAGGGCCTTCGTCTTGTCCGCTTCGGCTTTCGCCTCTTCGGATGCGTGGAACGTGTCGAGAGCCTGCTTGCCGATGGCTTCCACCAACTCGGGGTGATCGGCCTTGAGGCTTTCGAGTGTCGGGGTGTCGGCCATTTCGGCTTCCTCCTCTTCGGGTTGCGTATCTTCGAACAGACCTCGCGTAGTTGCCGGGTCGGCTACGAGGTCCACACTATTCACCTTGCGGATCTCCTCGACGACGACCGTGTTGCCGCGACGGGAGGTTGCTGCGAATGCGTTGTGAGAGAGTCCCACGTTCTCCGGGGCGTTTTGCACGTCCCATTCAAGCTGTTTCGCAAGAGCGTGGTTCGGGTTGTAGTAGAGGTCGCCATAGAGCCCGTCTTCGCGGAGGCTCGTATTGCGAAGCATCCCGATTCGGTCTGCGTAGGAGCGGGAACCCTTGTCGCCCTTCGCCGGATGATCGACGTTGACCTTGGCGTCCTCGTAGAGTTCGCGGGCCTTTTCGAGGGTCTTCTTCGGGTAGACTCGCCCGTTTTTCGACTCGAGGCCCAGGATCTTGACGCCTTCGATCACGCCCCCGTTGTTGCCGACCTTCAAATCGACGCCTCGGGAATCGACATACTCGAGGAGGGGTTCGCCGGTTTCGCTCATGTGGTGACTCCAAAAGAAAAAGCCCGCACCCCTGAAAAGGGATACGGGCTCGTGTTGTTCACTCTGCCCAGTCTATTTTTCGGTGGCGTCTACTTTACGCCGGATGGTTTCGGGTACTCCGTTGCGATAGGTGATTTCGACCGCCACCGTGCCGTAGAGTTGTTCTCTTTGGGCCTGTTCCGCCAGTTGGCTCAGTCGCCCCAAGGCCCGCGAAATGACCTGTTGGGCAAGTTCTTCGGAGGATATGCTAGCCATAGTCCGACGATTTGTCAAGGTTGAATGGGGGGTTTTGCGTTTTTGTCTACTTGCGTTTCCGATTGTGCGCGGCTTCTGGCTTGAGTTCTGCCTCCCGCTCATCCTCGACCTGCTTCTTTTTAATGGTGACTCGTTCCTTTTTGGACCAATCTAGCGTGGGGGTTGCGAACTCACCTATCACGACCACTCGCCCACGTTTCCGGGCCTGGATGAGTTCATCCCGGTGGCAAATACGACCATCGGGCAAGGTAATAAAGAACCGGCACCCCCTCCCCGTTAGGTCGCTTTTTTTGAATATCTCAGGGCGATAGGGTGGCTTCCCTTGCTCGGGCCTCCACCCCGCCTCGTAGTACACATCACGTTCTTGGCTTATGAGTAGGCCAATTTCGCCGTCTGGAATGGCTATTTTTCCGAGCCGTTGCGATTCCCCTGCTGAAATGAGCGTTCGAAGGAGTCCGTACATTTCCCGTCGTCTCGCGACTTCGGCGTTAATTTGTTGGATGCGCTCGCGGTCCTTTTCAATGTCGCCCTCAATGCGGGTTTTAACTGGACCGGCTTCCGGGTTCGCTGCCACCCACGCCTTGTTTTGGCGTAATTTTGACGCAAATCTTGATTGCACTTCAATCAACTGGTCCGATGGCGTGGTGACGTAGATCGAATCGGTGGCCGCTCGTTCTGCTGCGATTGCCTCATAACGACTCTCTGCCCATTTCGTGATCTGCCCTAAAGTGCCCGAGCGCGGTAAGTGCTCGTATGTTTCATCTGGGAGGATGTCACGCAGCGCAGAGGGTTCCGGCTCCGGCTTTGGTTCTTCAACTGGAGCCTCCGGTTCTGGTTCGTCGGGGCGGTCTGGCGATAGTGGCGGTTGCGGAGGTTCCTCAAAGTCAATCGTCGGAGAGAGAATGGGGGTTGTGTAGCACAAACAGTTCGGGTGCACAGGAATCGTCGGCATAATCAACCCGTCGTGAATCCCGCCCTTCGCCCGATACTCCCCGTCCGCCTCCTTCATAAACCGCGTCCCGTCGAGGCTCGTGTCAAACTCCGCCGAGTCGGCCAGTTTCGCCGAGTGCCACAAGAACCCGTCGATGAGGTCGTCCGCCCCTTCGTAGGACTTCTCCAGGGCGTCTTGTGCGATCCGTACGCCCTCTGTCCGGGCAATCCGCATACTCTTCCAGTGGATCAACCCGGTGACCCGCTCCACGTCCTGGGCGAGTTTGCCGACCGTCTCCCCGCCGCTCCACTTTCCGATGAGGGTTTCCTTCAACTCCGCAAGGTCGGTCTCCGCCACGGTCTTGATCCGCTGCATGGCGGAAAGCCCGTCAGGGGCCTGCGTCCGGGAGAGGTAGAAATCGACCTCCTCCGCGCTGGGCGGGTCGAAGAGTGCCGCGTCTACCACGTCTCGCGCGGCCTGCCCGGTGATGTCGCCCCGGATGACCCCGAGGAGTTGGTTCTCGATGTCGATGTTGTATTCGTCGGAACGTTCGAGAATCGCCTCCGTGACCCGGTTTCGGAGCATCCACGCGGCCCACCACTTGGTGCCCTTCAGGTCGAGCAGTTGCCGCCGGGCCGATGCGTAGGCCCACTCCCAGAACTCGGAGAGTTGCCCGTCCATTGTGCTTGCTGCCGTGTCCGGGTAGGGTTGCAAAACACGGTCGATCGCAAGCGAGAGCGTATCTGAGCCGGTAGACTCGACCAGCAGGCCCTTCAACTGCCGGGCGAGGTTGCGGGACTGCGCGAGGAACGGACGCTCGATGCCCCGGATGCGCCGGTCCCGCTGGGTGTTGCGTTTCTCGATTTGAGGGGTGAGCGTTGCCACTATGTGTCCCCTCTGGGTGGCACGACTTGCCGAACCGTCACAACAACGCACCCCTTCGGTCGCCGCACCTCTTGTCGGACAATCGACAATTTATCAATCTGCGAATCGTCCTCATAAACGCCGGCGTGCTCGAGCGCGTCGAGGAGTGCCTTCAATACGTTGTCGAGATCCCTTCGGCGGTTGTCGGGGGGGTGGGCTTCAATATCCACGACGAGCCGCCCTTGCATGAGTAACCGTTCCCCACCGATTGCCGCCGCGACGTTTTCGCGGAACGTCTTACCTGGCTTGTCGATGTAGGTTCTACCCCTGCCATGTCGCCAATAGAGGTTCACCGATGGAGGCCACGGGAGGCCGACTTTCAGCGTCATTCTTCGCCCTCTTCATTGGGTGGCGGTTCTTGCCCCGGTGGTTTCGGCGGTTCCTGTCCCGGTTGCGGTGGCCCCTGCGGGAACTCCATCCCCGCAAACGGGCTTGCCGCCTCGTTCTCCTCCTCGACCTTCCGCTCCTCAAAGTCCGGGTCGAGTTCCAACAGCGTCCGGGCCGTGTACTTGCTCATAAGTTGCTTCCCGCCGGTCGCCTTCGAAATCGCCTCCATCTCCTTGTCTTGGTCGCGGGTTACCAGCGTGGGGGCCGTCGCGAGGATCTCGATTTCCGCGAGGAGTTCGTCGTCCACCCCTGCCAGCGAGAGCACCCGCTCCAGAATTTCGAGGTCCGATTCGATCATCTCCGCTTGGAGCCGTTCGAACATCTTCACTGCGGGGCCTTCGGCTATCATCGTGGAGGAGTAGTTCGCGTTGGAGGCGTCGCTCGTGAGCATGAACTCCGGCATGACCAGGCGGGAGGCCACAGCCCGGAGTTCCGCCTGTAGGACCGTGACGTACTTCGAAGCGTCAAGGCCCGCGCTTGGGAAGTCGTATTCCGTGTTACTCGGGGCGTCGATAATCGTTCCGGGCCCGTATTGCCGGTAATAGCGGGTGTTTCCCGTCTTCGCGTGGTAGCTCGAGGCGTCGGCGTTGTTCTCGATGAGTTCCTGCGCCTTCGTCTGGGGCGTGTTGGGCCGTTTGCGGATCATGGCAATGGACGCTTGGATCGCGGCCACGGCCCCCATGTTGCGGAGGAGTTTCTCTGCCCGGTTGAGGTTCTTTTGCACGGGGTAGAATAGGGGCAGTCCCCGGCGGACGTTACAATCGACGTTGGCCTTGCGGTGTTGGATTTCCTCGGGGTCTACCTCTTCGCCGTCAATGAAATAGGTAATGACCGTCTCCGTGTCGTCGGGGGCCGTCTCGATGCCGAACCGCGTATTCTTCCGCCGGCTCTCCGGGAGGTCGGTCGGTGTCCGCACTTGCCCCGGTTCAACGAATCGCATCGCCAGCGTGTGGAGCCCTTCCTCGTCCTGCTCGAAAAACCGCAGGAACGCCTCCCCGTCGCGGTCGAGTCGTCGCTGTATCTCCTGTTGCCGTTGGTGCCACTTCGTCACCTTGAGGAACTCGTCGATGATGGTCTGTAAGTCCTGGATGGCCTCCGTTGCGGCCCCCTCCGCCTCCTTGGTGTCCCCGTCCTTCTTGTCGCCCTCCTGTTCCTTCTCGACTTGGTCCATGAGTTTGGAGCCTTCCTTCGGCTCCACGGTGTAGACGTGCCCAGTGCCCACCACATAGGAGATCCGGTTCTCGGCTCCACAGATGGCCCATTCGTTGGTGACCGCGAGTTTCCGGGACTCTTCGCGGATCTTCCGGAGGTCGTCGTCGCTGGCGATGTTCGAGGAGATCGACGCCTCGGCGGGGTTGTCGCCCACTTCGAGCCACATCTTGCCCGTCTCTGGGTCGCGCAGCGCGTCGTCCGGGTCGATGTAGTCGGTGTTGTCCCACTGGAGCGTGGCTTCGAGGAGTTTGAGTTCCGCCTCGATGTGCTTCGCCTCCAACTGCTCGCGGAGGTCGTCGAGGTGGGTTCTTTGGGGCGGAGCGAAGAGGCCCGCGTCATAGGTCGTGTTCATATTATCCCTTTAGAAACTTGATAGTCCTTCTGAGCCCCACCCGCACACTCTCCACGGGCCGATATCGCAATAAGTGTTTTGCTTTCGCAATGTTCGCCGCTGAGTGCTTCACGTCGCCCGGTCTTTCGTCGAGGAACATCGGCTCCGCCTCCGTGCCGAGTGCCTCGTTAATGAGTTCCACCAGTGCCCGAAGGTGAACACTCCCGCCCATCGCCACATTGAAGACCTCGCCAGGTGCACGCTCGGCTTCCATCGCCAAGAGGTTCGCCTCGACGATATTCGCCACTGGGGTGAAGTCCCGACTCGTGAATCCGTCGCCGTAAATGGTCGGCTGATTGCCAGCGAGAATCGCCGTGATGAACTTCGGGATGACCGCCGCATAGGGGCTCTCGGGGTCCTGTCTGGGGCCGAAGACGTTGAAATACCGGAGAACCACCGTTTCGAGCCCGTAGGACCGATAGAACGCCTGGCAGTAGCACTCCCCGCAGAGTTTTGCCGCCGCGTAGGGCGAGAGGGTCCTGGTGGTGTCGCCTTCCCGCTGTTGGTCGCCGAGTCCGCCGTAGGCACTCGAGGAACCCGCGTAGACCACCCGACGAACACCCGCCCGCTGTGCCGCCTTGAGGATCTGAAGCGTTCCGGTTGCCGTGGCCTCGTGGGTTTCCGTGGGGGCCTCGATAGAGCGAGGGACGCTCGGGAGGGCCGCTTGGTGGAAGACGGTATCGACGCCTGCGAAGATGTGTTCTGGTGGGTCCTGCACTTTGCCGACGATGAGTTCCGCACCCTTCGGCACGTTCGCCCGCTTGCCCGTGCTGAGGTCGTCGAGGATTCGGACTTCGTCGCCCCGCTTGAGGAGTGCCTCCGCGATGTGCGAGCCGATGAAACCTGCCCCGCCGGTGACGAGATGAATCATGCGTATGCCTCCATTCCCGGTAACTGTCCGCCCAACCCGTCCGCGTCGAGCGGGTCCTCCATGCCCAGTCCCGCCACCTCCGCTATCACCGGAAGGGCGATCGTCAACGCCGTTGCCCGGTCGCAGTGGCCGTATTCGTCCCGCGTCCCCTCGAGCTTGTGGCCGAAACTCTTGCGGACGATGGACAACCGCAAAAGGTCCCGCTTGAGGTCGTCTTGTGGATAGAGCGAGATGTTCCGCCCGATGAAGACCTGCAAGAGCCACGACGCCATC